CCTGTTTGTGTCGCGGTACACTCATCCGTGCTAGCATCTGGCGTTCCTCCTGCCAAACCTGCAACAGACGCGGATGAACCATTCTTCTGAATATCTATAATACAACTTGTAACACTAGAAGTTCCTGTTTTAACCCCACCATAGGCAGAGTATAAATAATTTCCAGCTGGAAATACAATAGAACCTGCTGTATTCACTGCACCAACTCCATTAACATTGCCGGTGTTTGCTAACAACATTTGTTGAGCAACTCCTGCTGATGCCACACTTTCCCCTGCTGTAACCGTTGCAAAAACTGAAACAGAATTATTTGCCGGAGCAGACGTAGTCGGTTCCAAAACTGGAACTGAAAATGTAACAGAATAACGCACCCGCAACTCACCTAACGTTGCTGAATTAGCAGCGATTGCGATAGTTGCCACATTTAAATTACCCGCATCATAAGTTTTTATATCAGACGCACCTGGCAACCCTGCAGGTCGCACATACAATGTCTGATACAAACTATGAATTTTACTTGCAGGTAAAATCATTCGCATTTGTTTTGGTGGCAAACAATCATCATGTGGTTGTGTATCTTCCATTTGTTGCTTTGACGTAGGTGGTGCATCAGAAGCATCGTAATCCACAGAGAAAATCACTTTTCCCGTTGTACCTGCAGTTGCAAACTCAGACACTTCGGGTTTGTAGTAAAACTCCAAGCGATTAAAGTGATATTTTTCCCACTGTGCCGCTTGTTTAGACAACCAGGGGAACAAAGAACTTTGTCCTGGATTAATTGGATAAGCAGTGTTGTGGAAAGTAGCACCAGTAGATCCTCCGACAACTTCAGCGACATATTCATCTTCCACAATAGTGCAAGTTTTGTTGTCATTCCTTGAAGATCCTGACTGGTTAAACATACCTGCTCCACCTCCCATCCTTCGGTTTCCCCTCGCTCTTCGAGGCTGGCGTGAAACCATTCGAACAGTATTATTGTTTCTCGGTTTAGACCCATTCGCTGTCCCATTCCGATTGCGCCGTGCATTACGACGCTTCTTTGTTTTCTGAGGGTTTCGTCCCTGGCCTTGCGACCCTAAAGCACGTTGTGACATGCTTTTATGTAGCTTATTAATCTTTCTTCTAGGTTCTACATAACTTTGGGATCTCAATGGAATTGATTTACCGACAAATAGTCGATAATAAGTTGCATCAGTTTGAAGCTGACACTTTGCCAATTTCCATCTAGGCTCATCTGCCAAAATTTTGTCATATTTTTCTAACAACCAATCAATCACTTGACGACAAAATTTTCTAAAAGGAATATCCGTCCAACCTATGGATAACATGCCAGCCGTTCGCTCTAATGTTGTAGCAGGATTAATATCCTTTTGTGGTGCATACAACAGCGACTGCATCAGCTTAGCACGTTCATAAACTGGAACAGCCACTCCATCTAAAAATACAGTTTTGGCAGAAAGAAAATCAAGATCCTCAGGGGGACGTGGTTCTAGTGAATCTGTTGTGGTAGTAACACCAACTTCTTTCCACTCACTAATAACAGTTCGGGCATTATAAAACACTTGTGCCTCATCCGATACTGTCCACGTATTATCATCACCAACCAATGCTTTCGAGGTTTCCTCC